CAGCGGCAGATCGCACAGATTGAAGCCGTTGACTGGAACGCTCTGGTGGAGTCTGACCCGCAACAGGCAATCAAGCTGCAAGCGCAGTACACGCAGCTTCAGAACGCCATGCAGCGAGGCCAGGCTGAACTTCAACAGTTGAGCCATGCGGAGCGGCAGAAGCTGCAAGCGGACAAAGAGCGCCGCCGTGCTGAGTTGCTCAAAGCCGCGCCGGATCTCATTCCCGGCTTCAACGACAAGGTCAACAAGGAGCTGCTTGAAGCAGTCAGCGAATGCGGATTCGCACCTGAAGAGGTCTCGGACCTCGCTGATCCGCGAATGCTGAAGCTCATCAACTTGGCCCGCATCGGGCTTCAGTTGCAGAAGAGCACGCCCAAAGCACTCAAGAAAGTGGCCGAAGCGCCCAAGGTCGCACGACCGCAAGCCCCGGCTCCCAAGCGTGAGAACCAAGCCGCGTTTGACCGTCTCAAGAAGAGCGGACGCGCCGAAGACCTCACCGCATTCCTCTAAATTCTGAAAGGAGCCCATCATGGCTCAACCTACCAATACCCTGGATTCGTACGCCGCTCGTGGCAACCGTGAAGACCTGCAAGACAAGATCTACATGGTCAGCCCGGAGAAAACCCCCGTCTCCAGCGCCATCAAGCGCATCAAGGTGACGAACCGCATCCATGAATGGCAGCGCGACACCCTCGCAACGCCGAACAAGGACAACGCGGTGATCGAAGGCGACGACCGCACCGGCTCGGCCCTGACGGTTACTCAGCGTGTGGCGAACACGACTCAGTTGTTCGACAAGACCGTCATCGTCTCGGAGTCCCAGCGCAAGCACAACAGCGCAGGCCGCTCGGACGAGATGAAGTACCAACTGGCGAAAAAGGCGTTTCCTGAACTGAAGCGCGACTTTGAGGCCGCGATCCTGTCTGACAACGTGGCCGTGCAGGGCAACAGTTCGACCGCTCGCAAGCTGGCTGGCCTGGGTGCTCTGATCTACACGAACTCCAGCCACGGTGGCCCTGGCGTGACTCCTGCTCACACTGCGGGCTTGGCGACGACTGCTCAGACCGCCGGCACAAATCGCGCCTTTGCTGAGACGCAACTGAAGACGGTGATGCAGGGCATCTACACCAACAGCGGCGAAATGCCCACGATGGTGTCGCTGACTCCCTCGCACAAGACCGCCTTCTCTGCGTTTACTGGCATCGCCCAGCAGCGCAAGGACGTGAAGGGCAAGGAGCAGGCCATCATCGTCGGCGGTGCTGATGTGTACGTTTCGGACTTCGGTAACCTGACCATCGTGCCGAACTACGTTCAGGCCACAGCGAACGCCAACACGGCATTCATCCTGAACCCTGAGTACCTGTCGGTCGGTGTGTTCAAGCCGCTGGATTCCGTCCCGCTGGCAAAGACGGGCCACGCCGACAAGGAACTGGCCTCGATGGAGTTCACTTTGATCGTGGAAAGCGAAACCGCGCAGGGCAAGGTCGCCAACCTGACCGCCTAATCACTAGGCTGATAGCCCGCCAGGGGAAACCTTGGCGGGCTTTTTCTTTGGTCAAAGCATGTCAATCATTCAAGACGAGTTCGACGCTCAGTTGGGCATCCGAACCAAGGTACACAGGACCGATGACCGGCTGGTTATCGAAAAGGAGTGGGACGCGTCCCCCTTGCTCGAAACGGCTGCTGCTGCACGCGCCATGACTGAAGGCGACCGCTGGGGCGAGATGCGCCACGTTGGTTTCATCCCGATGGCAGAGCTTGCGAAGTTCATGCGCCAGGACGGTGGATTCGATCACTCGCGCTGCATGGCCTGGCTCAAGCAGAACCCGGCCTTTGTGACGTTCTCCAAGGTGCTCAAGTGACGACCTACGCGCAACTCGTTGCCGATGTGAAGGCTTGGATCAAGCGCTCAGACCTTGATGCGCAGATCCCCACCTTCGTGAAGCTGGCAGAAGCCAAGTTCAACCGCGACTTGCGTGTGCGCCAGATGGAAGAGGATCTGACCGGCACGATTGACGCGAGCAACGAGATTGCGCAGCCTGCTGGATTCCTGGCGATCAAGACCGTCTGGCCTGTGGGCTATGAGGCATCGCCGCTGATGCAGCAATCGTTGGACTCGGTGACGGCGACAGGCCGCATCACTGGCGCTCCGACCGTCTATGCCGTCACGAAAGACGCGCTCAGATTCAACGGCTCTGGCTCGATTGCCGGCGTCTATTTCTCCAGCATCCCCGGCCTGCAAGCGAACTCGACCAACTGGCTCGCCACGCTGGCCCCTGATGCGTACCTGTTCGGCACTCTCGCAGAGGCTGCTGTTTACACGATGGAGACGCAGCAGGCCGCGCTGTTTGGCGCTCGCAGCGAGGCGGCCATCCAGCAAGTTCAAAGCACAGACATGCGCGACAGGTTCAACGGCGCACTAGCCGCAAGGAAACGCTAATGCCAGTCGATACCGCACTCCACATTGCCGGGCTTGACCCGACGAACCCGACAGGTGACACCTCACGCAAAGAGGCTGACGACAACTTCCGCCACATCAAAGAAGTCCTGAAGCGGGACTTCGCCAATGTCGCGGGCGCTGTCACTGCATCGCATGCCGAGTTGAATCAACTGGTTGGCGTAACTTCGCCGATTCAGACGCAGATTGACGGGAAGATTTCGGGCACATCCCCTGCGCTGACTGGCATCCCTACGGCACCGACAGCAGCGCCGGGGACGAACAGCACGCAGATCGCAACCATGGCGGCTGTGCTGACGGCGGTGGCGAACGTCAACGCCACTTCTGGCGTTACCGCCTCAGTTAGTCCCTCTGCCTCCTTCTCTCTCACGGACGGGCAGATTGTGGCCGCGACGAACTCAGGCGCTGTCTCTGTCGATGCCAGTTCCGCGCCTGTTCTTGGCGCTGTGCGTGGCGTTCACTTCGACAACGCACGGCTGGATAACACGATCAATTGGGGCTCGCGCTCTGTGATCGGGATGAACGGCGCGACCTTCTCGGGCGTCATGACAGTCGATCAGCCGCTGCCTATCGCGTGGCGCTGGTTTGGCGATTACTGGAGGGCAATCTAATGCCTGGGAATCTCTCTGCGCTTGGTATTGGTGGTGGCGTAAAGCGCATCCAATCAGGCACCGCGCTCGCAGCCGGCACGATCACCATCACAGCGGTGACGGTGGCGAAGTCATTCGTCATCAGTGTGTCGAAAGGCTCTGATGGCTTTGTTGCTGCGCGGGGCAGTATTTCGCTGGCGCAGACCAGCGGCACGCCGATTGGTGGAGGGGGGACCGCTTTTCAAGGTGGGCCTTATCCCAACTTCAGCGGCTCAATCACAGGCGGCACCACCGACCTGACCGTAAAGCAGTACAGCGCCAAGCTGACCAGCTCCACTCAATTGACGGTTGACGGGCCTTGCGAGTGGCAAGTCGTCGAGCACTTCTAAGGACACGACCATGCAATACACCGCACTCATCAACGCATCCGGCCTGTGTGTCAACGCCCTGGCCTCCACATCTGGCGCGATGCTGGTGCCGAAGGCCGGCGAGGTCACCATCGAAATCACGCAGGCGCAGTTCGACGCCAAGCCGGTTGGCAAACAGTGGGACGGCTCTGCATTCGTTGGGGCGCCCCTGACGATCACCAGCAGGCAGGGCAAGCGCGCACTTGTCGCCGCCGACCTGTACCAGCCGGCTCTCACCGCACTCAACGCCATGCCAGATCCAGCCAAGACCCTAGCGCTGATCGACTGGGACGCGCCGACCTGGCAGCGCAGCGACCCGACGCTGGCCGCAATGGCTGGCGCACTGGGGCTGACTGACGCTCAGCTTGACGCGCTCTTCACACAGGCTGCATCACTGTAATGGCACTCGTGACCGTCCCGACCACTGGCGAATTCGGCCTAGTGGCGGATCAGCCTGCGCAGGAACTTCCTGTCAACGCATGGAGTCGCGTGGAGAACGTGCGATTCCGTGGTGGCAGGGCCGAGCGTGTCGGCGGGCATCAGTTGATATTCGATGCGCCCAGCGTCACGCCTTATCACCTCGTCACGTATGAGGTGGCAGGCTCTCGCTTCGTCGTGCATTGCGGCTTGGCTTCTGTGTTCGCTGACAGTGGGACCGCACGCAGCAACATCACCGGCACGGCTCCAACAGGATCTGCGACTGACCGCTGGACAAGCTGTGTCCTGAATGGTGTGCTGGTGCTGAACAACGGCAAGGACACTCCGACATATTGGGCTGGCACCGGGACACTGGCAAGCCTGCCAGGATGGA